CTACTCCAGATACAACATATAGCGCAGAACTTACATATTATGCTAAGATTCCTGCGTTGAGTGATTCAAACACAAGCAACTGGCTTTTAGCTTATGCCCCAGACTTGTACCTATATGGTGCGCTAATGGAAGCCACACCATATTTGAAAGACGATGAACGTCTACCAGTATGGAGTCAGATGTATATCAACTCCTTGGGCGACATTGAGGTAGCAGATGAAAGGGCGTCTGTTTCTTCAACTCCACTTGTTCGTGCCCGTACTTTGGGGTAATAAATGTCATCTTTTACAGACTACACAGAAAATCTTGCACTTACGTACTTGTTTAATACAGGTGCTGTTACTCGTCCTACAGCATGGTTTGTAGGATTATTTACTGCTGCTCCTAGTGATACTGGTGGTGGCACAGAAGTAACTGGTAATGGTTATGCCCGTGTATCTGCTGGAACAATTTCTGGTAGCGGTACTGCAACAACTTTCACTAACGCTGCCGCAATTGAGTTTGCCGCTGCCTCTGGTGGTAATTGGGGAACAATTGGTTGGGCAGGTATTTTTACTGCTTCAACAGGTGGAACTTTGCTTGCTTGGGCGCCATTGACTACTTCTAAAGCAATCAATGATGGTGATATTTTCCGCATTCCTGCAAGCAGTTTGACAATTACATTGAGCTGATATGGCTGCTTACGGGCGTGGCGATTATGGTGCGGGTGCGTACTCCTTTGGAGCGTACTTAGGTGCGCTTGCCATTGTCTCTGCGTCTACTGTAGCCGTAAGCGGAGATAAGATAAAAGATGCTCAGTTTGAGATAAGCTCAACTAGCACAGTATCTATAAGTGCATTAAAGATTGCAAATGCATCACTTGATATTGTTGATACTACTGGAATAACAATTTCAGGCGGATTAGATGCTGTTGGCAATGTAGATATTGTTGCAACAAGTATTTTAGATATTCAATATAACCGAGTTGTGCGTTTTGAGGCAGTAATTAATGATACTTCTAGCGTTGTAATTAATGCTAGAAAGAAATGGGAAACGGAAGCAGATGTGTCCGAAACATGGACTCCAATTGAAGATGTTTCAGAGTCTTGGACAACAGTTTCAGTTTAAATAAGTCTTTTAGGGGTAAAACATGGCAGATACAACCACCACAAATCTAAGCTTAACAAAGCCAGAAGTTGGCGCATCAACAGACACATGGGGTACTAAGATCAATACAGACTTAGACACTATTGATGCTTTGTTTGATACAGGACCATTGCTTAAAGTAACTAAGGGTGGAACTGGTGTTGGAACTAGTACGGGTTCTGGTAACAATGTATTGTCTACTAGCCCTACTCTTGTTACACCAATTCTTGGTACGCCTACAAGTGCCACTTTAACTAATGCTACTGGTCTTCCTTTAACTACAGGCGTAACTGGCACTTTGCCCGTAGCGAATGGAGGCACAGGAATTACTTCTTTTGGAACTGGTGTAGCTACTTGGTTAGGTACGCCATCAAGTGCTAATTTAATATCTGCTGTAACAGATGAAACTGGATCTGGCTCTTTGGTGTTTGGCACGACACCAACAATAACAACTGCTGCTCTGACAAACCCAACTGTTACCAACTATGTAGAGACTCCATTCTCTGCTAACAGTTCAACAGCCATCACTATTGCTTTGACAAACGGCACAGTTCAAATCATTACCCTGACAGGCAATGCAACTATAACTATGCCAACGGCAACAAGTGGCAAGTCTTTCATCATGCTCTTGAAGCAAGATGCTACAGGCTCACGCACAGTCACTTGGTCAACAGTTAAGTGGCCTGGTGGTACAAACCCCACAATCACAGCTACTGCAAGCAGACAAGATATTTATTCATTCTTTGCTGATGGCACAAACTGGTATGGAACAACTGTTGGTCAGAACTACACACCATAAGGACTGATAAATGTTTGCAGCATCTAAAACAGCATCAGTTGCTGGCGGTCCAGACGCACAATTCAACTACGTCACCATGCTTTTACATGGCGATGGGACTAATGGCGCTCAAAACAACTCATTTTTAGACAGTAGTACAAACAACTTTAGTATTACCCGCAATGGCAATACAACCCAAGGTTCTTTCTCGCCTTATGGGTCTAATTGGTCTAACTATTTTGATGGAACTGGTGATTATTTAAATACAGCAAACTCAAGCGCATTTGCATTTGGGACAGGAGACTTCACAGTCGAATGCTTTATCAACACGAGTAGCAACAATGTTGGTCTTGCTGAAGTTGATGGTGGCAGTACTGGTTACTGGATGTGGCACATCAACAATGGAACAATGTCTTGGCAGAACACCCGTGGTGGTGCTAATCTATTCCTAATTACTGGTGCGGGTGCGGTGTGTGATGGCGCATGGCATCACCTTGCTATTGTTCGCAATTCTAGCGTCACTAAAGCCTATTGGGATGGCGTTGAGAAGGCTTCTGCTTCTGATACCACTAATTACAGCGGTACAGCGGGAAACCTAAATGTTGCCTTTGAATCTGCTGCTGGGAAAATCCTAAACGGCTATATGTCAAACTTTAGGATTGTCAAAGGAACAGCAGTCTATACAGCAGCCTTTACGCCTCCAACAACTGCATTAACAGCAATCACAAATACATCTTTGTTGACTTGCAAAAGCAATCGTTTTGTTGACACTAGCGCAAGCCCTGTAACTCTTACAGTAAACGGCAACCCAAGCGTTCAACGCTTTAACCCATTTGGCGCTTCTGCCACCTACTCCACAAGCGTGATTGGTGGATCAGGGTACTTTGATGGTACGGGTGATTGGTTGAATACGCCTGGCAGTACTGATTGGAATTTGGGTAGTAACAACTTCACCATAGAATCATGGGTTTATCCAACAGCATCACCCGCCCAGCCAATGATTATTGGGCAATGGACAAGTTCTTATGCTTGGACTATGCAGTTGTCTAATGATGGCAATAGGTACTTACGGGCTTTGCTATACAACGGATCATTTAATGACTATGTAAGTTCAACTTCTTTGCAGCTAAACGCATGGAATCATTGTGCGTTTGTTAGAGAAAGCAACACAGTTAGTTTGTATTTAAATGGTGCAAGAGTTTACACAACAACATTTACAGGAAGTGTCTCAAACTCAACTTCTGCTGTATCTGTTGGTGGAGATAATTCTGGTGGTCAACCATTGCAAGGCTATATTACAAATAGCCGTGTGGTCAATGGGACTGCTTTGTATTCTGGAACTACTTACACAGTACCAACTGCACCATTAAGCGCAGTAACAAATACAAAACTGTTGCTCAACATGACCAATGGCGCAATCTTTGACAACGCCATGATGAATGATTTAGAAACTGTGGGGAATGCACAGATTTCTACAAGTGTTAAGAAGTATGGAACAGGGTCTTTGGCGTTTGATGGTACTGGTGACTATCTTCAAGCACCAGACTCGCCAGTTTTTAATTTAGGAAGCGGAAACTGGACAATAGAATCTTGGATTTACCTTAACAGCGCAAAAAACTACAATGGTTTTTATGGCAAAAGACAAGCAGGTCAGTTTGGTTTGGCATTACAAATCGACAGTAGTGGTGTGTTATCTATATCCGCATCCATAACTGGTTCTAGTTGGGCTTTAGGTGGCGCATCATTGGGTAGTGGTTACACAACTGGCGCATGGATGCACGTTGCTGTAACTCGTTCTGGAACAACCATTACAGGATGGCTCAACGGCTCAAGCACAGGAACACAAACACTTACTGGTGCTATTTTCCCATCTATTGGTTATCCAGCGGTAATAGGTTCAGCATTTGATACTGGAAGCGCACAGGATTTAAATGGCTACATGGATGATTTTCGCCTCACCAATGGCTTCTGCCGATACACAACGACATTCACGCCTCCAACATCAGCACTCTCAGATACAGGCCCATATTAAGGAACTATCATGCAAATTGCAATCTTAACTAGCCCCATGACAGTAGGCGATTATCGTGAACTGTTTAGCAATACATCATTTCCCTCAAGTGGCCCAAGTGATGAATTCTTAACTGCCAACAATGCCAAGAAGGTCAATGCCTTTAAAGCACATGACAGACTAACTCAGAAGTTGGTTTCATGCTCTGCCTATGACGATGGTGAGTTTGTTTCTGTTGTTCAAGTGGCTGACATGAGTGCTGAAGAAATCCAAGCAGCCAAGGATTCTGCAATGTCTCAACTGAGAGCCACACGCAATGCTTTATTGCTTGCTTGTGATTGGACTCAGATTGCTGATTGCACCATTCCTAAGAAGACTGAGTGGGCAACATACCGCCAGACATTGCGTGATTTCCCTGCAACTGTTTCTGATGCAAGATCGACTGTTATATGGCCTCATAACCCTGATTGGGTTGAAATGCCATGAGCGATGTAAGCCATGAGCAAATCTATGAGCGTCTATTAGCTGTTGAAGCAAAGGTAGATGAGATAGATAAGAACACAAAAGACCTTGTTGAAGCTATTGATGCTGCTAAAGGTGCTGTTAAGGTTCTTAACTGGATAGCATCTATTGCACAGCCAGTTTTGTGGATTGGCGGTTTAATCATTGCTGCGGGTGCAGTTTGGCAGACATGGCTTAAAAAGTAATGGCTAATGTAAAACAACAATTAGATATTCCTGCTATACCTTCTTTGGGTACATCAGGAATTGTCTATTCTCAAAGTCTCCAGAATCAAAACAATGGACTTTTGAGGTTGTTTTTTACTAAGTTGGTTAATTCAATACAGTCTGTTATTGGGCCAAGGGGTGGTAAGTACCTGAATAACCCTTATGGTGCTTTTCAAGATGGCACAGATCAGATCGCTGCCAACACAACTACTGCTTATCCTATAACTTTTGATACAACTGATTTCGCAAATGGAGTCACTTTATCAAACAGTTCAAGACTTAATGTTACAGACTCAGGAATTTATAACATTCAGTTTTCTCTCCAATTAGTAAATACAACCAATAATTCTCAAGATATAGACATTTGGTTTAGAAAAAATGGCACAAATATAGACAAATCTAACAGTAGATATGGGTTAGCTCCAAGAAAATCCGCAGGAGATCCATTTCATACTATTTGTGCTTTAAATTTCTTTGTTGATTTAAATGCAAATGATTATGTTCAGATTGTCTGGAGAACAAGTGACGTTGGGGCATATATTGAACATTACGTTGCTAGTTCAACACCAACTAGACCATCAATTCCATCTGTAATTGCTACAATGAGCTTTGTCTCCAACCTACCTAGGGACTAGAATACAGATATGGCTTATATTCCACTACAAATTCCTCCAGGCGTATACAAAAACGGGACTGAATATCAGTCTAAAGGCCGTTGGAATAGCGCAAATTTAGTGCGTTGGTACGAAAACACTATCCGTCCAGTAGGTGGATGGAGGAAGCGTTCTACCAATCAAATGACAGGTTTAGCCCGTGGTCTGATTAACTGGCGTGATAACTCAAATAACAGACGCATCGGAATTGGTACACATTCAAAGCTTTATGCAATGAATGAAGCTGGCACTTTGTTTGACATCACACCTACAAGTTTTACTGTTGGTGACGCAGACGCAGTACTTAAAATTGGTTATGGTTATGGAACTTATGGAACAGCGGCCTATGGTGTTGCTAGACCAGATTTAGGCTCATATGTACCCGCAACAACATGGTCTATGGATACATGGGGTGAGTATTTGGTTGCCTGTTCAACTAAAGATGGTAAGTTGCTTGAGTGGCAGTTAAATACTGCTAATGATGCAGTTGCCATTACTAATGCACCAACTAGCTGTACTGGACTAATTGTTACTCAAGAACGATTCTTATTTGCGCTTGGAGCAGGTGGTAATCCTCGTAAAGTCCAATGGTGTGACCAAGAAAACAATACTGTATGGACTCCTGCCGCCACTAATCAAGCTGGAGACTTTGAGTTAACCACTATTGGTTCTTTAATGTGCGCTAAACGCATCCGTGGAGCGACTATTCTGTTTACTGATGTGGATGTACATACTGCCACTTATATTGGTCCTCCGTTCATTTATAGCTTTGAGCGAATTGGGTCTGGTTGTGGTGTTATTTCTAAGCAAGCGGTAGCTGCTACTGATAATGCTTGTATTTGGATGTCTGGATCAGGATTCTGGATATACGATGGTTTTGTAAAGCCATTAAATTCAGATGTATCAGATTACGTGTTTAGTAATATTAACACTACTCAACAATCAAAAGTCTATTGTGTTCATAACTCTACTTATGGTGAGATTTGGTGGTTTTACCCAAGTGCCGCATCTAATGAAGTAGATTCATATGTTTCTTACAACTATCGTGAGAATCATTGGGCCATTGGTACGTTAGCACGTACGTGCGGTACAGATCGTGGAATCTTTAATAACCCAATTATGGTTTCTACAGACGGGTACGTCTATGAGCATGAAATTGGTTTTGCTTATGATGGGCAAACACTATTTGCTGAGTCAGGACCAGTAGAACTAGGAAATGGAGACAGAACCATGAGCCTGACAGGATTAGTTCCTGATGAAAAGACTGCGGGTGATGTACAGGTTCGATTTAGCACCAAGTTTTATCCTAATTCAACAGAATATAACTATGGCCCATATTCGATGGCTAATCCTACTTCAGTACGCATAAATGGTAGGCAAATAGCCGCCAAGATTGAAGGCGTTAGATTAACTGATTGGCGTGTCGGGACAATTCGATTTGATGGAAAACTAGGCAGTCAGCGTTAAATATATTATGATTGAACATGATTCTCAAGATTGGCGTGAATTAAGAAATGCCAAACTGTTAGAATGGTTTGGTGGCAACCAGAGTGCTGTTGACTTTTTAGTCGCTTTATCAAGTATTGCTGAGTTATGGGATGACTTAGTAGATAAAGATAAACAGCCAAGTCGAAAAGAGATAGATGCTGTCTTTTGGAACGCTCTGGTGACGCTACCTACAAATGAGTTCTTTAATGCTAATAGGGCGTTTTTAATGCCGTTAGTCATTCAGAGTATAAATGCTTGGCAAGACTCTGTAGAACTTGAAAATGGTAATGCCAATGACAGAGCTTATGCGCTCACATTGCGTATTATTTCATTACAAATAGCACCAATGATAGTCTTATTGCTTAGAGGACAAGAAGCAATGAGAGATGTTAGTACGGAAATGTGGCGTTACTTTACGTCACATGATGATGCAATTAAATGGATACAAGGGGAATAATATGTCTCTAGGTGGCTCAAGCGAAAGTACACAGCAATTAGATCCTGCGCTACGTGATCTATTCTTGCAAAATTATCAAGGCGCACAAGGTGCTGCTGGTGGATTGCAAGCTCGTCAATTTGCAGGGTTTACGCCTGAACAAAATCAGGCTATGCAGAATATTAGCCAATTTGCTGCCCCAAATAGTGAAGGTTTCAATGCCTTAAGAGGTGCTTATGGTGCGGCAAATACTGCCGCCCAATATGCTCCACAACAAGTAGCATCTCGTGATGTCCAGGCGGCTTTAGCTCAAGCAGCTCAATTAGGCCGTGAAACAGTTCGTGATGTTAACGCAGAGCGTATTGCTGCAGAGCGTATTGCCGCAGATCGTGTTTCTGGTGCTAATGTTGCATCTGAAGCATTAAAACAAATTGCTCCTGAAGCTCGTGCAAATATTCGTGATGTTGCGGCTGGTTCCTTCTTGAACCAGAACATTCAGCAGTATATGAACCCATATACGCAAGCTGTTACTAACCAAAGTTTGGCAGACTTAGAGCGTTCACGCCAATTACAGCAACAACAAACTGCGGCTCAAGCTACTGCTGCTAAAGCATTTGGTGGATCACGACAAGGTGTTGCAGAGGCAGAGACTAATCGTGCGTTTGGAGAGAATGCAGCTCGTTTGGTTGCCCAACAGAATGCTCAAGCTTATGAGGCGGCTCAACGTGCTTCTGAGGCTGATTTGGCTCGTGCAATGCAAGCTCAACAACTTAACCAAGCTCAAGATTTGGCTACAACTCAACAGTCTTTGCAATTGGCAGGACAGTTTGGTTTGGCTAATCAACAAGCGGCATTGGAAGCAGCTCGTGCTAATCAAGCAACTGGTTTAACTGCTTCCCAAGCAAATCAAGAGGCTGCCTTAAAAGCGGCTTTATCTAATCAAGGTTATGACTTTAATGTTGGTCAGCTTAATACGCAAAATCAGCAACAGACTAACCTTGCAAACCAAGCTGCTCAAAACCAAGTTGCATTGGCTAACGCTCAGAACTTCTTGCAAGCTAACTTGGCTAATCAAGGTGCAGGATTAACTGCAAATCAGCAAAGAATAGCTGCTGCCAATCAAATGGCAAATACTGGAACTGCATTTACAAGTTCTGGTATTGCTGCAAACCAAGCATTGGCAGAACAGGGTGCATTGCGTCAAGGATTCTCTCAGGCTCAGTTGGATGCCATTCGCAATCTTCCTTTGGAACAGCAACAGATTCTCAATCAAGCATTGGGTATCAATGTTGGTGGTGGCTCTGGTACGCAGTCAAGCTCTTCATCAGGCCAAGGTTTGTTTGGTCTATTCAGATAAGGAATTTATATGTTTAATATTGGATTGTTATCTGATGCCGCATTGACGGGCTTGTCTGATGCTGAAAAAGTTGCCATGCAAAAGCAAGCCACTCAACAGTTCTTGTTGGGTAGTTTGTTAAGTGGAGATCCTGCTACTGGCTTTAAGTCTGCAATGGACATCCCTGCTACAGCTATATCAATGCAAGATATGTTGCGTAAAAGTCAACAAGCACAAGCAGATCAAGCGGCTCTTGAAGGTTTTCGTTCTAAGTACACTCCTACTAAATTCCAAGAAGCTAACCCTTCTTACATGGGTCCTGTTACGCCAGATCAATTGGCTCAACAAGAACAAATTAAAAGCGCTCAAGCAAGAGGATTGCCATTCAATATACAGAATGCTTTGCAAGATGTGCTTGCTTTACCTACTGCTTCTCAAAGTTCAATGCGTGAAACTATTTCTGCTTTGCAACCTAAAGTGCAAGGTAATTTATTGCTAAACCCAAATATGGAAATATTGCGTGGTTTGCCAACACAAGACAAAGGTATTACCTCTCAATACAACCCATTAACTGGTGGATTTTCTGCGGCTCCTGTGCAGAACTATATGCAGTCTATGATTCAGACTACTCCTCCAGAGGTATCTGCTAACACTATGCTTGTGCCAATGCAAGGTGGCGGTTTTACTCAGCAAGCAATACCAGGTGCTACTACTGCTGTTGGTGCAATTGAAAGTGCAAAGGCTAGAGCATTAGCAGAAGGTCAAGTTGAACAAGTTGTTGGTGCAGATGGAAAAACATATTTCGTTCCTAGGTCTTCTTTGCTTACTCAGCGTCCAACTGGCGCTACAACTGCTGTCGGTGGAGCTGGCGCACCTAGTGGTGCAGTAGCTAAGATTTCTCCTGCTCAAGAAGCGGTAAACCTTGCAACTTCAAATCGATACAATGAGTTTACAAAGACTGCTCTTGATGCTGCATTGACAGTTGGTGATCGCAAGACTTCTGCTGAATATTTATATAACGCTGCCGAACAACTTGATCCTAATAAACTTACAGAGTTTTTTGCTACAGGTGCATCTTATATGAGGGCTATCCCAGGTGTTGGCGATAAATTTGACTCACTAGTAGGCAATGTTAACTTGCTAAACAAAACACGTTCTGAAGGTGTTTTGAAAGGTTTGAGCAACATTAAAGGCAATGCTAATGCGTTTGAAGGCGGTATTGTTGACAAGGCTACTACTGGTGTAACTGATCCTAAGTTTGTTACCAAGTATGTGTCTGCTCTTGAGATTGCCGCAGCAGACAAAGATGATGCTCGTCAGAGGTTTATTGATTCTTATACTGGAGATCCTAAAGCTGTTTACACAGCATGGGCCAATTCTCCTGATAACCCACGCTTGTATAACCATCCAAAAGTCAATCAGTTCCTTAATGAGCAAATTGCTGCTAATCCTAGCGCACCAGTTTTACCAGCAGGATTCCAACTTGTTCAAGGCAAGTCTGGAAGATATGGCGTTAAAAAGCCAGATGGTAACGTAATGTTTATTGGTCAATAACATGGCGACTAAAGACGAAATCTTTGCTTTTGCCGCTCAAGAGGCAGAACGCCAAGGTGTTCCTCTTTCTTTAGTCCAAGGCGTTGTCGAGGCTGAGTCTGGTGGGGCTTTTAATGCTATAGGACCTAAAACAAGGTTTAATGATCGTGCTTATGGACCTATGCAGTTAATGGGTGCTACAGCTAAAGATCTTGGTGTTAACAGAATGGATTGGAAAGATAACATCCGAGGTGGTGTTAAATATCTAGGCCAGTTGTCAGAACGATTTCAAGATCCTACTTTAGTGGCGGCTGCTTATAATGCTGGCCCAGGTAATGTTGAAAAGTATGGTGGAGTTCCTCCATTTAAAGAAACACAAAACTACGTCAAGAAGGTGGTTGGTATGGCTCAAAAAGATGATGAAGAATGGACACCAGTTACTGGTATTTCTCAACAACAAGCTCCAACTGAAGAGTTTAAGCCAGTAACGGGTATTAATGTACCTACACAACAAGTCCAACAAAGACAAGTTGCTCCTACTTCTGCCGATTTCATGCAGAGTATTAGACAACAAGCATTTCAGCCTAAGACTCAGTTTCAACAAGATGTTGCCGCAAGCTTTAACCCATTAGATGTTTTGCGTGGCAAGACTACTAGTGGTCAGTTAATTACTGGTACCGCTAATTTAATGTCTAAAGGCATTAAAGGTGGTTTAAGTGCGCTTGGGTTATCTGATGAATACCTTGGAATTGATCGCACTAAAGAACAACCTGTTGCTCCACCAACTCCATCTATTAGCGACATTCTAAAAGGCACTTATAGGGTGGCTACAGAGCGCCCAGGACTGCTTGTTGGTGGTCTTGGCACTAGCGTATTTGATCCTACAAATTTAGTATTGCCTGGCGCTTTACAAAAATCCATTGTTGCAGGAACACCTACTGCTCTTACACAAATGGCTCCAAGAACTGCTGCTTTGGCTCAGAATGTTTTAACTGGAGGAACTACTGCTGGTATTACTTCTGCCGCCCAACAAGCCGCAGATACTGGCACTATCAATCCTTTGCAATTGGCAAATGAAGTTACTGCTGGCGCATTAATGACATTGCCAACCGCTACTGTTAGTGGCTTGACTGCCCCCAAAAGGCCAGCCAATTTAACTCAAGCTCAATTGGTTGCTGAACGTGCTATTGCTGAAGGAGCTACATTGCCTCCAACACAAGTTAATCCATCAATGTTGAATCGATTGCTTGAAGGGTTCTCTGGCAAACAACAAACTGGTCAAGTTGCGTCTATTAAGAATCAAGAATTAGGAAATGTACAAACTCGTAAATTTTTAAATCTTGCGCCTGATGCGCCAGTTGACTTAAATGCTCTACAAAATTTTAGGGCTGAAAAAGGTTTAGCATATGAAGCTTTAAAAGCTAACCCAACATACTATGCAGATAGACCATTTATTACTGATATAAATAAAAGAACGACTGAATTACAAAAATTAGCCAATACAACAGATGTAACAGCAGAACTCAGAGTTTTAAATGGTTTAAAACAAATGAATTTTGATGGTACTGGTATTGTTGAACAAATGAAACGTCTAAGATACGATGGCGAATCTAATGTTATGTCTGCTGACCCAGCAAACAGAAGTCTTGGTCAAGCTCAAAAGTTTGCTGCTAAACAACTTGAAGAATTAGCGGCTAGAAATCTTAAAAACTTTGGTCAAAATGATGTTTTTGATAACTTTAAAGAAGCTCAAAAAGCTATTGGTAAAAGCTACACAATTGAAAAATCTTTAAATCTTGTAACTGGTGATGTTTCACTTGCAAAACTTGGACAACGTGCAGCAGCAGGAAAGATTGTTCCAAGCGAATTAGAGACATTAGCAAATGCCGCTGCCGCATATCCAACTGCATTCCAAAATGTAGCTCGGATTGGTAGTGTTCCTGGGATCAGTCCATTGGATGTAGGAGCCGCAGGTGTTGCCGCTGCTTCAGCAAGTAATCCTAGTCTGCTTGCTACTGTATTAGGTAGACCAGCGGTAAGAGCAGGTATTACTAGTCCAGTATTCCAACGCAATATGTTGCCTAGTTCACAAGCACAAGCACCAGGACTATTAAACAGAATCACATCTGATCCCATGACTAATTATGGATTAGGTCAGATACCTCAGTTTGACGCTGATCGCTTCTTGCTTCCTAGATAACATGAAAGACTGGCTGCTTGCATTTATTGCCGCAGTCTGTTTTTCTGTTTTTGTCGTTTTCTGTAGTTACATCATAATTTGGGCGTACCCGTGAAATGGCTAGTAGCACTTGTTTTAACTCTAGCGCTTCAATCTACAGGGAAAGACCTATGTAGTGTGCGTGAGTTTTATGGGATAGCTTACACAATTCACAATCCATCAGAGCGTCACCAACAAATGACAATGTGGCTTACAAATCATCAGTACTTATGCAAAAGTACCGACATGATTGTAATTTGGAATAATTTATCTGAATGGGCGGGTACTGCTGATAGTGCAGAGTTAAGACATAAAGTTATTATTGCTTATAAGAACGCACTTGAGAGGGAGAAAAAATGATCGACAAGATACGTTGGTTTCCCATTGTTGATGCTACTGGTTATCCTCAGAAAACAGATGGAACTCAAAGAAGAATAGAGAAGCACCAAGAAGAATACAGAGCCATTGTCAAGTCTGCCAAAGCAGAGGAAAAGTTAGATGATTTGCTATTTGAGTTGTACTGTAAGAAAGCAGAGCAACAAAAGATAAGGCTTGAGATATTTACTAACCGCAAACTGGATTTTTATGTATGACCAAGAAACCAATAGTTCGTGCGAAGAAACCAGAGATAGAAGTGAAGGAAAAGCTGACTCTTTACGTCACATTGATGGTAAGCACCACCCTGTGTCTCTCTGTTTTGGCTATGGTAATCGCCTTTATGCTTGGCCTTTGGGCCAAAGAAGTGGACAACGCAGAAATATTCAAGATGATTTCACCCGCTTTTTCTACTCTTATCGGAGGCATGATTGGCTTCCTGAGTGGTAT